CCAATCAGCATCGTCATCAACAGCGATACCACCAAAAGTATCAGTAGCTGTATCAAGGCCGACACCTAGCAGTCCCAGCAGCGACATCGAACCCATTACAGAAGCGCCACCTTTCCAAAGAGAATCACCTGAAAACGGAGCAAGATAATCGTAAGAGCCGCTCAGAGTCGAAGCACCGCGTAGCAGATAGGCTTCTTCCATAGCGTAGGCTTCCATAGCCATGCGCTGTGCAAGGTAAGCAATATCTGACATAGCAAGTTGACTCGAACGGCCAATCATGCTCTGCGGGACGTTGAAGTTCTTGGTGCGCGTCAAGATGGTGAACAGCGCCTTGGTCAAGACTTCACTTTGAGTTGCAATTAGCGAACCAGCAGTAGGAGTACCACTAGGAACATCACCAACTAAGGTGGCCCAAGAGGCATCCGTGCCAGTCATTACAGGGTGTTCAACGCGCTCTGCGTCATTCACCTTAAAAATTCGCCCGCGTTTAGCGAGTTTAGCCAGGACTTTTTCGCCGCCCTCGGTAACGAGGTTGGCTGGATTGCCACTAATAGTGTCAATTGCACTTGTGACAAGAGTATTAAGAGTACGACTATCCGTAACAGGAATTGCCATGATTCAAACCTCCAAAAGGTTTAAGAGAAACAGTTAAGTTAGCCCTTTCGCAAAGCCTCTGCCATCGCTTGCTCCATTTTGTTGCGTACAGTAGAAAGCCGCACACCTTCTTTATCTGAGCTGATTGGGTTTCCATGTGTACCAACACCTGGATTCACTTGGGAAGATTCTTCCTGAGTACCCACACCAGCCGCTGCAACGAAACCTTTAATTAGGATCTCATTGAAGAGTGCTTGATGTGAAATGGCCCCCGACTGCAAACCTTCAGCGATAATGGCTTCAACCTTGGCGTATGCCTCGGACCCCACAGGAGCGCCGAGTTGACCAAGAGTAATATCCAGTTGTCGCTGGGCTTCTGAAACTTGCCGCTCTAGCTTGATGGCTTCATCGACTTGAGACTTCACATCATCTTGTGTGAGAGACTGTATCGACTTAGCTTTTTCGCGTTCGGCGGATAGAGCTTCATTGACAGCACGGGATGCCTTCGACTCAGCAAGTGCTTCCACTTGTTTAAGCTGTTCTGGCGAGAGTTGTTGAGAGAGCTGTTGAGTGATTTCGGCGGCTTTTTTAGGAGCTGCCTTGATCCCCTCTTCGACTGCTTCTTTCAGGCTTACCGAAGGTTCCGGCTCCTGTTGGGTTGCTTGGTCTTGCGGGGTTGCTTCAGCTACAGGAGCTTCAGCGGGGGCTTCAGTCTGTTCAGTCATGGCTTACCTTAAGGCTCCACTTAAAAGTTCAGGATTTACCGGGATGGCTCCCTGAATGATTTTTATTCCCAACTATTGTTATCCTTAATTGCAAACTTAGGGTTATCAGCAGTAGGTTTATGAGTGTCTGGATCTAAATGCCGCGCTTTACAGGCGGATTTATATTCCGACATCGAGTTGACCTCCTTACGAAGGGGGTCATTGGGGTGTAACTGAAACATCTCAAAAGATTCCCAATCACCTACACCCGAAATAAGTTGCCAATCTGATACTTTATCTACAAACGAGGCATCTGTAGTATTACACCAAGCTTCATATTCTTCCGCTAACTCAGGAGTATGCTTAATTACTGTCTCACCGCACATAAAACACTCCCGCTCAGGCCAATGCACTGCAACTCCAGACGGCCAAGCAGCCTCACAAGAGTGCGTAACCCGAAGCCCTTTGGATTCTAGGTAGCCCTGGGAGGAAAATGTCGATTCTGACATAATTAGAACTGGGTCAGGGTAGTTGGGTCAGCGAAAGGAGCCTGACCGCCCTGGAGAGCGGCAAGGATGTCGTTGTCAGGTTGGCCGTTAGCGTTGAAACCACTTACGGGCGATTGCGGAATTGCTTGACCCATCGCAGGGCGCTGTGCAGCGAATTGCTGATGCCTTTCAAGAGCAGCTTGGATTTCCATAATAGGAACATTAGCAATCGCATTAGTCGCAGCAATAGCGATTTCACGCTGGTAAGCACTGATGAAGGTTTCATGGTCATCTTCTTGGTATGCAGGAATTTCAATGGTAATGCCGTAGATGTAATTACGGATACGCTCCAATGGACCGCCTCGATCTGGTGGCAGTTTCAACCGTTCCGCAGCCTCAACATTACCATAAGCCATCAGAGCTTTACGCGCCTCGGAAACAAGAATCTCCGGGGTAATTAGATCGGGAGCTTGCTGGCGTAAGTTGGCAAGCAAGGTAAGGGACGCAGAATGCGTTTCTAGTTGGCCCTGTTTGGACAAGTTGCCCAGCTCGACGGCCTCTACCCGGAAAGCCATCCGAGCTACTTTAGCATCGGGAACTTTAATGACCTCGATGAGTTCGCTCTTGGTGGGGAATTTTACCACCTTACCGTAAGCACTGCGCTGGAAAGCAAATGCAGCCGTGGCTGACGCAGAAAATAAATCCGCCATTACAGACAAGCGATCCCGCGAGCGGCGCGATCCAGCTTGCGCCAAGATCGAGGCTTCCGCAGCAGATTTGCGCGGCCCTTGGGGTAGCCCCATGTTCATACGCGATGCGCCAACAACCTCGTCCAACAGCATCATGTGCGTTTGAAGAGCCTGCATCAATTCGCCCAAAGCACTGGAGCGTTCGACAGGGCGCATTTTGTGCGAAACACCGTTGTCGCGCTCAAAGGAGTTGACGGCTTCCGAAGTATCTACAGCAAGATACAGTTCATTACCAGAAGGATTCTGTGCAACCGCCGCAATGTGGTCTGGACTGAACGCCTCTTTGTCATACAGAATAATGTTATTGATTCGGCCAACTTCTTTTTCGATCTGCTGTATGTCGGCATGAATCGAACGGATGACTGGAATCCAGGAGGCGCATTCAGGGGGCGCAATATATTCGCCCGGTGCAGGATCAAGGAAGCTGTCAATGTATAGAGGGCAATCCGGCAAATCCACCGTGCCGACGTACTCGCCCAAGGGGGCCGGATCTAACTCAGCCCCATGAGTAACAGAGTAATGCTGAGAGTCTTTCTTTCCCTCGCCCATATTGAGGAATACCGACATAGGGCAACCCTTGCCCGTGTACTCAAAGCCCTGATGGTAAACCTCTGTTTTAGTTACGATGTCCCAAGGTTTCAACGCCTTGTCATAACTCTCCGGGTACATATCTTTAGGGATGTCCTTCCACTGGCACTGGTAGGTGTGATATTTGAACCGCTCTAGCTGCGGCTCGTACCCACAGTGCGTCGAAGGAACCGCTACCCACTTGAGGCGTTTCTCTAGGTGGGGATGATTCTTGTCCACAACCACCTTCATACCAAGGTGGGAACCTAATAGACCGTAGAGAGCGGCATCACGGGCGGCTTGTTTAAGATTACCGTTGCGGGTAGCCCACAACATTAGCTTATTTTGCTGCTCGACAAGATGTGAGGCTTCCGCTACAATGGGTTCACAATGGAAACTAGGTACGGCAGGGACAAGCTCTGTGACTAGTTGCCGAGCGCGGGATTGGAACAGGTTGGCCCCAATCTGCGGATAACTCCAACTGGAAGATACTTTTTCAGGGTCTGCCGAAAAAGGCGCTCCCTCCAAGGGAAGTTGTGCGCCAGAAGAAGGATCTCGACCTGTATAGAGATCATTGATAAGTCTAGCCGTACCCGTAGTTACACCTTCAAACGAAGATTGAGCTTTGGCAACAAGTTGAGCCAGCGCGTTCGACTGCTCTAAGGAGAGTTTTACCACGAAGACGAGCTATTCTTGGGAGGGTTGTATCTCAAGGAGGAAGGATCGGCAGCCTCATTGTAGTAGGGCGCTTCGGAAGATGCAAGGGTTAAACCAGGAATTTTTCCACGGCGCATTATATGGTTCGTAAGCAAGGCCAAAGCATCAGGAAGATCGTCCGATTCGGACTTAGGGAACTCCGCAAGCCGCTTTAGGAGAGTGTCCCTGCCCTTAAAATCCCGCACTACGCGAATACGCCCTTCGCGGAAACCCAACTGGATTCCCTGAAGACGCTGGGCTTTATTAGATTTTGTACCGATTTTGACAGGGACAATCGCCACTTTGTCTTCCTTCGTCCAGTGCTTCTGATGAAACCACGGAATCAACGCCCCCGCAGAGCCTGTATCCTCTACCCAAATGGCATCTAAACTCAAGCGGCGATGGATATCTTCTACTAACCCCATACAATCGCCCGGTGGTCCTTTAATTTCGTGGGCTTCGATGGGGAAGAAATAGTTGGTATCGCGTGGAACCTCCGCAAGCCCTGGGATGCCGAGCGCGGGGTTATCTTCGCAAGCACTGAGGAGATGCCCTGCTGTGGTGACATGAACCACCACGATGCCGTTCCAGTCACCTGTACGAGCGTCGGCGCGGCTAGTTGGATCCCATAGGAGAACTCGCTTGCCCTCTGGGAGATGATCGATGTTGCTGATTTTTTGCGCCGCAACTTGGAACATCTCGTCTGTAAACAAAGCATTCGCAGCGGCCACAGGCTGGCAAAGATACTGCTGCGCCCAGAACTCCGAGTCATCCACGATGGACTCAGCTTCACGAAGTTCCTCCGGGTTCATGTAGTCAGAGCAAAGGGGCCATGCTCCATCCGGGCCAGGGCCGTCTCCATCTTGTTGCCCTGTGGAGGGATTGACCCCTCCCCAGCAACCAAAGCGAAATTGGCTATACTCCGGGTTTCGATCAAGCCATGAGGTGACATCTTGGAAGGCCCAAGGAGTTCCGATGTGGCGAATGGCTCCGTCCTTGGGATCGCGCAGGATCGGCTCCAGTTGCTTCATGGCATAAACAACCTTTTCCCTTTGCACTGGGGTGGTGGAGTTCTTTTCGTTGGCCGGGTCATCAACGAAGATGTCCGTGGGGTGCTTGCCCGCTTTGTTGGAGCCAATGGAAGACGGGAAGAAACAGGGTTCCCGACCAGTGCCAGTACGCCCTGCAACATTGAACGACGCAGGGGGCGATCCAGCAGGAGACTTGACAGGCATCAGTTCGGGGAAGCACTCTTGGAACGGAACCATCAAACCGGGGAGGAGTTCGATTTCCCCCTGAGTAACAGATTTCAGCTCGCCCAGAATTTCACAAGCGAGTTGCGTCGAGGCCGACATATACATGATGCGCTTGTCCATGTGCCGCCATTTTGTCCACAGCGCAATATCCATGAAGATCGTCGTTTTGCCGTGGTTACGCGAAACGATGGTACTGGTGCGATTGGCCGAAAGCGCATGAGCAACAATGCTCTTGTGCAATGCCCCGTATTGCTTCCGCCGAGTGCCGTCCGTTTGTAGCACTCCGCGATGCCACAGCGAACCAAATTCTACCGGGCATTCCCACAGTTGAATGATGCGATCCTGGAGTTCCTGGGATCGATCTAGGTCTGTACGCTTAATCGTCAACAAGATAGCCCTGGAGAGAGACAGCTAGTCCATCCCCTGCCGAGTCACCCACGGCTGTTACCCAAATGTCGGTCTTAGCCGGAAACGACGTAGCTCCATTTAGATTAAGCGTTTGGGCCGATGGATTTGAGACAGTAAAAACGTGCATCGTCCTGACCGAGCTGACGGGCGCGGCGCTGTCATCCGCATTCAGGCGCTGGATGATCTTGACAATATACTCTCGCCCCGCCTTATCCGCAAAAGCCTCTGCCCTCGACAAATAAAGGGTCTTACCTGCCGGAACAGTATAAATCGCCATGTGAGTCTGACCGTAACCAGCGCCCATAATAGCTACCGCATCTCCACCAGAGGTTTCAATGGTCATGTTGGCCTCGTTAGCATTGCCGTAGGCTCCCGTATCGGTCACATAGACCCGATGCACCCGAATGAACTGAGTGGTCGTTAAACTGCTGGCACTCGCGCCGTTGGTAACTACCTCTGCGCTGGTCTCTGCGAAATTTTGATCCAGCCCCTCGATGACAATTTTTCGCGCATGAGTGCCGCCCGTCGCATCCTTAGCGTCTCCACCCGCCTTGATCCGTAGAGACGATGCACTGGTGAGATGTCCTGCGTAGGTGCTGCCGCCGCCTTCCCAAATAACTTCCGCCGATGTGCCTACAGCCGTATTGTAACCAAATTTATCCCAAGCAGTGATCTTGCCAATCTTGCCTTGGGCGGCAGTTAGCTCAGGGATGTTTACAGGAGTTCCGGCTGGATGGGTTGGCATGGCATGGGCAGTATATCACCTACCATAACCCCACAAAAATCAACTGGTCCTGGGCGGGGGGGA